CTAGTGATGCAGACTACTGTGATGAAGCTTAACGAGCAAGAATCGTTAGCATGGATAAGATCACATCAGACTAGCAGACAGAAGCCAATGGAAATTAGAACGTATTACAGGATTAAAGGCAGGTTGAAAAGCCTTACAGACAAACGCAAATTTGACTTACAGAAAGATGGTTTATGGGGTCAGCATTTAGAACGAATTGATCAACTAGAAACAATACTGAAATTCTCATGGCAGAATTATCACAGAACAACTGACACTATGAACAAGCAAAGAATACTAGAATCAATTACAGCAATACAACCATTATTGTCTGCATATTATGGTGCAAGTCAAGAGGTCATAGAAACAGATGCGAACAAAGTCATACAAGATACAGGACATATATCCAACATTTCAAACTGAACACGATGCTGTTGAAGCAGACGTATCAGAAGAATTAGCTAAGCTGAAATTTTCTTGTGGTCAGAACATTAGAAAGAACAACTGCTGTTTCTCACACATCATAGGATTACCTCAACATCCTGCTACTATGCAACCTATGAAATTCATGCCACATCAGATAGACTTGATCAAACAATCATTGTCTAAGAAGCAGGTAAAATTTCATGTGAATAAATCAAGGCAGATAGGCTTAACAGAAATTGTATTACGCATAGTGCAGTATCATTGTTTTGGCAAATACAAAGGTGGCAAAGTTTTGATTATTGCAGGAACTAGGGAAAAAACTACAAAGACAGTGATGAATCGTTTGAAGATGATGTTCAATGAGATACATTCAACAGTGAAAGATGATAGGCATGACTTGCATATTGTGTTGAAGAATGGCACAGAAATTGAGGGAAAGCCTAGTAATTCAGAAGCAATTAGAGGTGAAACAAAAATTCGTGCAGTAGTAGTAGATGAGGCTGCACACTTTGGTCTAGTAGATGATTCAGTTGTGCTAGATGCAATAGAACCAATCTTGCATACTAATCGTTCAGATGTATTTCTCGTATCAACACCAAGAGGTCAAAGAGGATTTTTTTATGAACTGTCTAAGGAAGATAACGACTACAAGAAACTACATTATGATTATACAAATGCAATAGGTTGGATTTACACAGCACAAGAAATGGATGAAGAATTAAAACGCACAGACATAGACGTTGATCAAGAATTTAGGTGTCAATACACTTCTGCACGAAGTTCCATATTTGGTGTTATTACAGACGAATCCACAGAAGATTACGAGATAGAAGAATATGGAAATTTCTGACTTACCTACACTGTTTCAAATTGCTACTGCACAAGAAAGTAATGGACATCAGCTTGAAGAATTAAGCAAAGTAATAGAATTTCAGCAACAAGAGATTGAACGATTAAAAAAAATAAGCAACGTACAACAGGATTTACTAGACGAAATTACACACTACATTAAGGTTAAGACATGAGAATTGCAGGTATTGATTCAGGCAAGAAGAAAGACAGTTTTGCGTTTGTCGGCATCGAAATAAAAAACAACAACATCTATGTCATGGGCGTAAGAACATGGCTAGGCAGAAACTATCTTGAAGTAGAAAATTTAATTGCTGAAATACATGACAGCACACCATTCAACTATTACGTTGTAGAAATTAACAACACAGGCGAACACGTTTTTGAAGAACTGAAATATCGTCACAAAATTCCTAATGTAATTCCAACATTCACTGCAAGAGAAACAAAAGATCAATCTAAGATTAACACAGGTCGTGTCATGCCTAAGAATCAAATGGTCGTATGGATGGCTAGAATGTTTCAAAGTAATCGTATCAAATTCCCTAAGAAAAGCAACAAAGACATTGATGAACTCAAAAGACAAATTTCAATATTTTCAGAAATTATTACAGAATCAGGCAACGTGTCTTATCGTGCAGAAGGCAACGAGCATGACGACACAGTTATGGCATTAATGTTAGCGTGTTTCATAGGTAGAAACTTTATCAAAGGTGGGGATGGTTTATTTCAAGATATGCAGGTAGTCACTAAGAAATTCACAGAAGTAGATAATGATGATTTTGGCACAGGTGTGCCTAATTACACAGTTGCAACAGACGTTCAGGTGATGTACCCCAAATGAGCATGGAAGTAGAACTAACCGTATCGGACTATCATAACATAATGAATTGGTATGAACTAGCGTTTGCTAAAAAGAAGCCTAGTGATATTCCTATGAAAGAACATTCAACGTTCAGAAAATTATCAGTAATGGCAGAAGCATATGTTGAAGAACAAAAACATCTAAAAGACGACAAAGACTTGGCATGAAAGGCGAACAACACAAAGGCGTTCATGGTGATTATTGTAGTCATTGTGGTCACTATGATGAAGTTCATTTCAAAGACACTGATTGTGAATGTATTTGTCATGGTGAAAAGTAATACAGAATTACGCTATGATAGGCTAGTTCTTGAATTAGAAAACTTAGAAAGAAAACGAGATAGAAAAATCAAACAAATACTTGCAGTGAGAAAAAAACTAGGTAGGACAGATTAGTCAAAATACTTCTATTAATTGTCACTTCATCTATTCTTAATTATTGACAAATAAAAATAAGGGAAATAAATCCAAAAATACTTCTAATAAATTCGTAATAAACACAAACTCAACACCATCGCCTAGATCAAAGCCATCAAACTATGCTAGTGCATCAAGAAGAATGAGTACGGATAATTTTCTGTATATGTATTCTAATCCATCTTACACTGACACAGAATTAGAACAATTTGAGGATGTTTGGGGTTCATCAGTAGCAGGTGCAGTAATAGACAAACTTGTTGAATACACATTTGGAAATGGCATCACGCCTACGTTTGAACTGATAGACGACAAAGGCATGGATGATGATGCAAAGAAGAAAGCCTTGAAAAGTTATGAATCAGAATTAAACGAGTTAATAGAATTTGATAGAAAAATAAACTTTGAAAAAAAACTGAAAGATGCAATAACAATGACAATGGTATTTGGTCGTTGCGTAATTGCATTTGAGGGAAAGGGATTACCAAAGGCATTAAAGATAATTCATCCAAGAGATTTAGGTCGTGTATTTCTGAATCAGAAGAATTGGGGTTTAGAGAAAGTAATCACAACTTATCCTGCTGATGAAATTACGCCTGATGAAATGTTATACTTAGTGAATAGACCTGATAGTCCTAAACGCAGAACAATGTGGTATGGTTATTCAGACTTGCAACGTGTAGTAGGTGCATCACGAGCTTGGCGTAGAATTGTAGAATTTGATATGCCTGAAGTTGCAACATCAATGTGGTCAGGTTATGGAATGTTCTTGATCAAAAAAATGGGTCGTAGTAAGTCAGATGCCGAAAACGACATGAATACTTTGTTAAACAGTTTGAAAGCAGGTGCGTTCAATGCAGTAAGCGTAGATGCAAACGATGAAGTCACATTTGAAAAACTAGACTTAGAACCTAAGATACAAGAAATGGTTGAACTAGCATCATTCTATGAAAGAATAATTATTGGAAACTTTGCAGTGCCTAGTGCGTTATTAGGTCGTGAAGAAGATCAGAATCGTGCAACGTTAATTGGTAAAATACAATTCTTCCTAGCAGGTGTTGTCAAAGCTAAACGTGATTGGATAGGCGACATGATATCAAAACAATGGTATGAACGTAATTTAATTAAAATGGGATATGGTGATCTGTTAGATGTAGTTCGTGTCAATACAGAATTTGAAAGCATTATTGTTGAATCGTGGTTTGACTTAGTTGATGCTGTATTACGAGTTAAGGGAATATTCCCTGATATGCCTGATGATCAATTATTGGAATTGTTAAACTTGGAAGAATACAAGTCTGAATTAGCACAAGCACCTACAAGAACAACAAATGTGCCACAAGGAAATGTGCCTGTCAATACACCACAAGACATTGTGAATAAACAACTAAACAAAACTATGAATCAAGCACCTAGTGTATCTGCAAAAGCTATTGATGATGAACTAATCAAACACGCACTAGATGCAAAGAAGCTTGAAGTCTTAGGACATATTGATGATATGGTTAAAAATGCTGACACTGAAAAAACTAAAAGCAATAAGAAACGCAATTAGGGCTTACACACTACTAGACGAAGAAAAACCACATAGAGTGGTTTTCACAACACAGCGTGACAATCGTGTTGATGATGCAGTGTGTTTGCCATTAGCAGGTATTGCGTTTGAACTTGATGATCCTAACAGACCTATTATTCCAATAGACACACATCCACGTTGTCGTTGTTATTACGTTGATGAAGTCACAGGTCAGATTGTCACAGACATTTCAAGTAAGCGTGACGTTAAACGCAGAAGTGAACTTACAGACAGACAACGCAAGAACATAGTCAGAAAAGATAGAAAATACCTTACAGAAAAAAAGATAGAACTCATTGACAGAAACATAAAGAAACAGCAGAAGTATGTTGATCTTAAACAAATTGAAAAATACGAATGGCAATTTGACTTAGAAAAAAAGAGAAAGAAGAAAGCAAGTGCAGAACAATTACTGAAATGGGTGAGATCAATATGACAACTGAATACGATCAAGGTCACTGCACAAAATGTGGTTGTTACTATCTGCCGAGTGACTTCAATACAGACGGATGCAAATGTGAGTGTCATGAATGATATATTATTTTGGTCTTTCATGTGTGGTTGTTATCTTGTTGGTGGAATTACAATCGGTTACTACTATGGTCAGTGGAAGAATAGAAAGAAGAAAACAGGCACAGGCAGATGGGATTAGTTCTATTATTGCGTTTAAGGAAAATTAGATTATGAACATGAGTTATGAAATGATTGGCATTATTGCAACGTTTGTTATACTAGGTTCAGTATTAGCAGTGACAGGTGTAGCAACATCAGACTTTGATTTAGGTACAGGTGAAATAAGACTACCACAGATAAACGCAGGTACATCAACAGCAACACCAAACGCATACTACGAATGGTGCTTCCAATTTGAAAAGGATTGTAAATGACAGGCTTGATTAAATTTGAAGATCAAGACAAGTTCTTCATTAAATTTTTTCTATTAGATGCTACACTGAATCTGAACAAATGGGGTGTGACAGAAAAAAGTCTAAGGGATGGACTTGATTCTTTCATCGGAAAACCATTCGTGCTTACATCAGACTATGATCATCCTAATGCAGAAAACGGTGACGACTTGATGATACAACAAGAAAAATATCGAGTAGGTAATATCATCATGGTAGGGCTAGAAGAAAGATCAGGCAAAGCTTATGGTGTTGCAGAAATTACAAACAAAGAAGCTATTGACGTTCTAAAAGGTGGTGCTGTAAATTTTGTATCGCCTAGTATTGTATTCAATAATTCTGATGAAGTGGACATAAACGGAAATGCAATAATAGAATCATGGGAAGGAGCTCACGTTGCAGGTGTTGCAGAACCAGCTTACACAATAGAGAAAGCACAAATTAAAGGCAAGTGTTCAGGCGACAAGGAAACTTGTCTTAACACGTTAAACAAAGTCGAAGCAAGTAGAAGTTCATGTGGCAAATACACAGAAGTTAGAATGGCAGACAGACGTATCATAGGCAAAGCTAGTCAATGCGTAGAAGATTGTATCAGAAAGAAGCGTGAACATGGCAAAGAAATTGATGATCAAGCATTAGCAATTTGTTATTCTGAATGTGATGAAGCAAAAGGAAACATTGATCAGGAATCATTAGAGAATATCACAAAAATTGATTTGTTAAAAAAGAAGAAAACTGCACAAGACGATTCTGATGTCACAAGCAAGAACAAAAAGAAAATTACAATGCCTAAAAAGGCAAGTATTTTTGTTAAAAGTAAAAAAACTAAGGAACAACATTTGAAAGAATTGGAAGATTATGAATTACAAATGCAATCATTTAGCAGGAAAAAAGGTTAAACATATTTCCCTTATGTCAAAAAAATCCAAGTTTGCTAATAACATGAAAAATAAGTACGGACAAGAAACCGAAAAGGAAGAAGAAAAGGAAGAAGCTCAAGACTTAACGAATGAGAATGAGAAGCAACACGATGAAGAAATGAAAAAATCTAAGAAGCGTGGTGCAGAAGATGAAGAAAAAAAAGACGA